CGCTACATGGACACATTCATCTGATAAAAGAATTAAAAAAGATATAAAAGATTCTGAATTAGGTCTTGAGTTTATTAATGATTTAAGAACAGTTACTTTTGTTAAGAAAGCTCCAAGCGAATATCCCAAAGAATTCGACCAGTATAATCCAGCCAAAACAGAGCGTAAGAATCCAAATAAAGTAAACTATGGATTTATTGCTCAAGAGGTAAAGGAGGCTATGGATAAAGCTGGTCATTCAGAGTTTCCTGTATGGAAAGAAAATAGAGATGGTATGCAAGAACTTGGTGAAACAGAATTAATTACTCCACTTATCAAGGCAGTACAAGAACTTTCAGCACAAGTAGAAGAACTTAAAAACAAATAGGAGAGCGTGTAGTGTAATAACGCATATATGGCAAAATCAACAGTTAAACGTGCAATAATAACTCCAGACAAGCACTTTCCCTTAGCGGATAAGAAAGCAATAAGTTGCTTAACACAAGCAATAGAAATAGTAAAGCCAGATATATATGTTGATCTTGGAGATGTAGGGGAATGGGAAGGTGCTTCACATTGGCAATGGAAAAAGAAGAGAAGACCTCCACTTGAATATCAAACTCCCTTTATTGATGAAGATATAAAAGCGGTAAACAAAGGGATGGACATAATAGATGAATCTCTTGACAAAGTAAACTGCAAAGAGAAGCATATGATAGAAGGCAATCACGATGATTGGATGAATAGATTTGTTGATGAGCATCCATACTTGAAAGGATATAGGTTCAGAGAATGTGTAAAACTAGACGAAAGAGGTTATACATATCATCCAGCGGGACACTACATGAAGATTGGGAAACTAGCTCTTTATCATGGACACCATTTTGCTGGGATAAGTCATACGAGGAATCATTTAATGAGGCTTGGAACAAATGTTATGTATGGTCATCACCACGATATTCAGCAATCGTCAGTAACCCATTTGGATGGAGTGAAGTCAGCGTGGAGTATAGGATGTCTGAAGGACATGAAGAATGAGAAGAATGAATTTCTACAAGGAAGGATGCACAATTGGAGTCATGCCTTTGCAATCGTTGATTTCTACGACAAAGGCTTTTTCACTGTGCATGTAATACAAATAATTAATGGCAAAACCTCATTATGGGGTGAACTTATAACAGGGAAATAATATGGCAGAACAATCAATAGCAGAGGTATTTGGAGAAAAATCAAAAGACGCTGATGAGATTATAGCACATACATTACAAGCTATTGCAAATATGCAAAGAGGTGAATCAGAAGATGTATTGTATCAAGCTATGACAAGAGGAGGTGATCCAAGATATATACATAGAAATATAAGGGGTCTTCCAACAGATGAAAGACGTGCATGGAGTGCAAATATGCTTAGATCAGCTATTGAGCAAGATCCAACATTCGCAGACACACTTTCACGTGAAGCTGGTATGGAAAGGCTTGCTCCACAAAGAAGTATAACAAGAAAATTAATGGAGCTTTTAGGATTTTAAATGGACTCAATAATAGACACGTTGAAAACGACAGGAGCAGGTGTAAGTGGGTGGTGGTTATCAGTTAGTGGGTGGCTGCCAGAAATAGTATCATTATGTGTGGGTATTGCCACATTAGTTTATCTTATAATTAAAATAAATAAGGAGTTAAAATAATGTTAGAACTTTTATCAAATAACTGGGAATATATACTAATAGGTCTTTTTGCTGTTGACAAAGTAGTAGCCCTTAGTCCTAGTCCCTGGGATGACTTGATATGGACTTCAGTTAAAAAAGCAATCTATAAATTAGTAGGCAAATAATGATAAAACTGTTACTTCGTGGATTGATAAAAAAGCATGGTCTGTTAGGAGTTCTTATGGTTGTAGGCGATTTGGCTGTTAAGGCAACTAAATCTAAAAAGGATGATAAAGCTTGGGCTAAAATAAAGAAAGTCATAAAGAGCCTATAATGCCAGTAGGAGATTGGACACCAGCAGAATTAGGCATGTGGGATTTAAATGGTGATGGAAACATTACCCAAGCGGATCTTGATCTTGCCAATGCATATGGATTAACTACGATAGCCAGTGCTATTCAGCAATTGCTTTCTGGAGCTACTTTTGGAGAGGGAGCTGATCTTGATTTTGAAGTAGAAGAAGCTATGGAAGAAGTGGCTGGTGTTGATACTTCTGGTTTAGCTGGTGATGAAGGTTCAGCTATTTTAGCAGAACTTAATCAACCTACAATTCCAAATTCTTTAGAATCTGTGACCGAAATTTCTAATCTTGGTACTGTTTCTTATAGTGGTGTTACTAATTGGCAGGCAGTTCCTGGTGGTTTTCAACCACTTCCACCAGTAGCTGGAGGTAGAAAAAGGTTGCATCAAATATCTCAATTCCATGGAGGTATAAACCAAAGATCATCTCCACGTGACATAAGTGCTATTGAATGTCAAGAAGCTATCAATGTATCATTCAATGAAATTGGAAGAATAAAATTATGTGGAAATGCTTATTATACAGAAAATAGTATTACATTTGCAGCTAGGGGTAATAATTGTCTTCCTGGATTTGGTTTATTTCAATTCACAGCTCCAGCAGATCAAGATGGTAATGCTGGTAGTGAAGTCATAACTCTTGTAGGTGATGGTGGAGAGATAGATGCACATAGTGCAGGTGGTGGTACTGATACTGGTTTCATTGATATGGAAACTAGCAATACTGGCGGTGAAGCACCTATAATTTATGCAAGTGGAAATGGGGTATATGTAGCTGATGCAAGTTTTTTAAATCCACGTAAAGCAAGGATATATGTTGATAGAGATGATAAAAATGAGACTGTTGTTGGATGGAGTTCTGCTACTGGTCTTCCTCTTATTAATGCTCCTACTTCAGATAATGAAAATGCTGCTCCAGCTGGTCAAGTTACAATACAAAGTGGTAATACTGATGTTGCTTCTTCTACTAATGGATCATTAGAAGTTAATATCGGAAATGTTGATACTGGTACTTGGAATGGAGATTATCTTTTTTATGTATCATGGCTTTTTGATGGTAGATGTGAAACACAATTAACTCCAATAGGACAAGATGAATTTACAAATAATACTTTAAGATTAAATCCAAGTCTTACGCATACAAATTCTGCTCCTCTTGGTGGTGACAAGAGAATTGAAGGTGGACGTATATATTTTAAAAAGGAAGATACAAAAGAGAGATATTTATTAGCAGAATTTTCTTTGAAGGATGGTGTGAGAGGTGCTCTTGATACTACATTTACACAATGGACAATAGGAAGTAATATACATGATTTACTTGATACTGATAGATTAGTTTTTGTCGATCCTCCAGAGATAGATACATATTTTTCTTTAAATCAATATTCCGCAGAGGAATTGTATCCCCCATCAGACGATTCAACAGCAGAAGATGGTGCTACCTCGACTGCTATAACTGGTGAAGCTGCACTTATATTAAAATATAAAGCAGTAACAACTGGACCAGACGGAGTTATATATGTTGGGAATGTTCAATTTAATGGAAGAGATATGCCAGATACTATGATGTGTTCAATGCCTGGGAAACCTGGATTATTTCCACAGTATAACACTTATGATTCTCCTTCTTCTGATGGTTCTCCAATAAGAGCACTTGCATCATTTGGAGATCAAATATTACAATTTAAAGAAAATGGGTTATATGTAATAAATGTTGCTGCTGGTTCTCCTAATACAACTCAGTTTTTTGCTGAAAGTATATATAGAGATTGTGGTGTATTCAATCAATGTCAAGTATTCACAACTTCATTTGGAGTAATATTTGTTAACAAGTTTGGAGTATTCATTTATGATGGATCAAAAGTTATATCTCTTACTGGCGGTAAATTCAATTGGATAGAAAGTTCCAATATAACTGAAGCAATTTCAAACACTAGTGATGCAGCATTTCCTTCAATTGGTTATGATCCACGTTCACAAGATATTATAGTTCTTAAGAATGTTGGAGATGATGCTACTGACGATGATGATGGAGCTTGGGTTTATAGCATGGTAACTCAAGCATGGACTGAGTTGAATTTAGCAATTATAAATGCAAATGGTAGAAGATTTTCAAATATGATAATTACTTCTAAGGGTTTTTTATCCATGACAACAACTGCATCTGCTAATCTACAAAATTATAATCATGCTCCAAATACAGCATTTACAATTACTTATCAAACAAAAGATATTGATTTTGGAACTCCAACACAGACAAAGAAGATAATGAAAATATATGTAACATATAAAGGTGATGCAAGTGCTATGTATTTTACATATGGGGCTAATGGAGATACAACTCCAACAGAAGCTATGACAAATAGTGAGGGGGGCGATCAATATCTTACTAATGCTGGCACTACAGATCATAATGTTGCAATATATACACTTAATTCTCATCCAGCTAATCTTAAAAGTATCCAACTTAAAGTAACTGGTACTTGTGAAACTGATGTTGAAATAAATGATATTTCAATATTATACAGACCAAGACCAATAAAATAATGGCAAGAGATAGAACAAGAGGATTACAATGGGGCAAAGCTAAAAGGCCAGTTACCTCCAATATGAATAGGCTTGGTTCTCCAAATAAACAAGAAGGTGCTGATGGAGATATACAATTAAGATCATCATCAATAGGTGCAAAGTTGTGGGCAAAAATTGGTGGGGAATGGCTCGGTAATATATTATATAATACAGGTAGAAACATTACTCTTGAGACTACAAAAGATATTAATATACAAGGGAAGAAGATGACCTTTGATATGTTAAGTGGAAATTTTCTAGCAAAAAATAATGGAACACAATTTTCAGTTGCTAATTCAGCTTATGCTGGTATGATACTTGGGTATACTACAATAGGAATAGATGCTGCTGATGCTTCCTATGATGTAACTAATGCTTTTGTAACAATAGGTTCAGGTCATAAGGTAAATTTTGTTTCTCCTCCAAGCGGTGCTGTGGAAATAGAGGTGTTTATATATTCTGATGGTGCTTCAGGTGGCAGACCCTTGCATCTTGGACTATCAGATAATGCAACTTATAGTCCGATTAATTTTCCTGGTGCAGACGATGCAACTAATGAACATGAGGTTCATACAAATGATGATGATGAAGAAGTATCTATAAATCATCGTTGGGTTGTTACAGGACTTACGGCAGGAACAGCATATGAATGGTGGCTTGGAGCTAAATGTTCTCATAATTCAATCTATGTATTAAGATGGGGTGGCAATGTTACAGAAGAATATGCACCTTTTATTATGAGAGCAACAGCACTACCAACAGCAGTAACAGATTTTGCAGTATATGGTTAATCAAATTAGAATAAAGATAGGAGAATAAATTATGGCAATATACACAGGTGGAATGGCGATAGCTGGAAGGCAGGGCAGAGATATTCGTAATCTCGCTCAAGAAATTGAAGCCCAGCAAGAAAAATATAGAAAAGGTATGAAGAAAAGAAAAAAATGGGGTTTCTTTGGAAATATATTAAAAACATTTCTTCCTGGTGTTGGACACTTAGCCGACCTTATTATAAAACAAACAGCACAAAAAAAGATAGGTATAGGTTCTGCGAAAAAGATAAAAGGTAAAGAAACAATATGGACTGGCGGACAAGCAAAAAAGTATGGTCAGGAACTTAGGGCATTACAAAAAGCAGCAGGTCAAAGCTTTGGGGAAGCATTACTAGGTTCAGCTGTATCATTTGGTGCAGGTAAGCTCGGTGGTGAACTTCTTGGAGGAGCAACACAAAAGTTTGGTGAAACTGGGCTCGGAAAATGGGCAGCAGGACTCCAACAAAAATCAGCTGATTGGCAGAGGGGACTAGTTGATAAAGCATTTATGAAAAAAGATATTTATCGTCCCGAAATATATGCAGCCGAACCTTATCAATACCAACAAGGAGGTATGGTTCAAGGTTCAGAACAACAGCAATTAATGCGACGTGCTCCAACAATATCAGAATACTTTGAAATGCAAGGTAAAACACTTGGTGGTAGTAACAGACAATCAGTAGCTCAAATGTTAGGAAGATAAATAACATGAGTAAAATATATAATGAGATAGTAATTGACATGAATCCTGAGTCTTCCTCTTATGGGGAAACTTTGCATGAAGACAGTTTTGAATATGAAGGTGACATGATGCTATTACAGGATGAAGAAGAAGAGTGGCAACCAACCTTTACACAAGATGAATCGCTACTAGGAGGTGGTCAACAAGGAGTGGGAGGATTTCAAGATCCATCACCTACTATTGAGATGATGGGAGAAGATTATGGTACTCCATCTGTAACTTACGAAGATGTTCAGGGAATGCAAGAAGAGGATCTTTTAGAATTCTTAAAAAATACCCAATTTGGCGGAGAGTGGCCAGGTGATGATCAGGATGCCAAGGATAAATTTAAAGAAGAGATGAGGGTTGAGTTAAGTCAAGGGCTTCCACAGATAGAACAAGTTGCGGAAGAGGAAATGGGATTTCTTGAAAGCCAATTTGGGGGTGGTGATGTTTCATTTGCTGAAAGTCTTGCTGGTACTCAAGCTGGTATGGCTAGACAAACAGATATATATGGATTACAAAGTGGAGCTGAGCAGATTGGAAAACAAGCTATGGCGGGACAAGGAGGAGGAGGAGGGATGAGAGGAAAAATGAGAGCAAGACAACAACTTGGTAGGGGCTTTCAGAGCACCCAAGAACAATATGATTTGAGACAAAGACAAGCTGGGCTTGGATATGAAAGTGGAGTTTATGGACTTGAGCAAGCTAAAAAAGCTGAGTGGGAAAATAATTTTGCTGAGCTAATGTCTAGGCTTGGTGATGCGGGTGACTAAAGGAGAATAAATTATGGCAAGAAGAAGTGTAGGAAGTAGATTATCATCATTAATTAGTACGCCTTATGAGGAAGAAAGTGCTGTTGATGTCTTTAATGAAGCACTCTCACGACTTCAAGAAAATAAGCAACAGAGAGCTCAGACATACTCAAGAGAAATTGCTACAGTTAGTGCATTTGAAGCCAAACTTGATAGACAAATTGCAAATGCTTTACGTTCTGGCAAGGTACATAGTGATTCCGATATTGAAGATTTAAGAGAATCTATTAAATCAACTTACAATGCTGACTCTGATAGATTTTCATCACTCAGAAGTGAATTTACAGATTCATATGAGTCACGTCTTGGTGAGTTATCTGAGTTTTCAAGGAGAAATAAAGAATGGAATAATCTGGAAAATCAAGTTCCAATTGCCTCAGAAAATCTTTTAAAACTTACAGAAGAATTAACAGAAACTGAATGGGATGATTTATCTCAAGAAAACAAATTAAAATTTAAAGATAGATTAATGGATCAAACACAGAGAGTTGCTGATCTTAGAAGGATACTTAAAGACCCATATAATCAATCTCGTAGGAATTATTCACAATTAGGTGCAAATATATCTGGAATTTCCAATGGTAAGTTAGCTCTTTTAACTCAGCTTAGTACATTTGATCCAGGCAAGGCAGTTATAACCGAGGGTGAAATGCAGGCAATGACACAAGCTATACAAAACGATGATCCAGCTCTTATTTCTGCCTATAATAATGAGGGATTAAAGCGTAAAGTTGAGCGAGCAAATATGATGGAAGCTTCAATTAAAAAGAATATACAAACATATAATACGCTTGTTGCATTTCCTGATACACCAGGATATGCTGATACGGTTAAGATGAAAAAGGAAGAAGAGAAAGAGTATATAAAAAAAAATATAGCTTTACCTTCTGATTTTTGGATAGTCCCAATGGCAGATGGAACTGAAGTTAATTTACTTGATCAGGCCAACGAGAAAAGAACCCTAATTGATAATGCTAATGATATTGATGAATCATACAGAAGAGAGAATCTTATGGGTGCTTCTTATAAAGAATCATTTGATGTAGAATTTCCTTGGGATGTAGAACCTGTCGTTGATGCAGGTGATACTGACGATGATGACGATGATGAAGTTGAAATTCTATCCAATAAAGAGCTTATGCAAAAATATAAATTAAATCCGAATGAATTAGATTCTTTAAAAAAAGAACATGACTATGCTCGGGAAAAGGGATCAAGTCAGAGTCTTGCATCTTTTATTGCTGGTTCTATTCAAGCTGAGCCTGCTCCACCTTCTCTAGTTGCTGATGAAGGATTTGATAAATTATTATCTGATATTGATGAGGAAATAAAAGGCAGGGATGGGAAAGATTTTAGGTATGGTGTAAGTAAGGAAACTAAAGCTAAATTATCTAAAAGATTTGGTAGTAGATTTCTTACGAAACTTAATAATTTATATTCCACAGGAAAAACATATGGCAAGGATAGTGAAAGGTATAAATCTTCACTACAAAAATTTCGTAAGTATTATCAATCAAAAATTGAAGATGCATCTAAAGTTGGCAAACCAATTGAACATGGATTGTCCCAGAAACAAATGGATGAAATTGCTAGCTTAATGACAGGTTAATATGATTACACGTTCTGAATATATTAGACAACTAAGAGAACAATATCCTACTTTATATCCTCAATCTGTCTCAGATCAATTTGTTTATCAATCAGGAAGACGATATAATCCTAATACAGATGTTGAAGATTGGGAGCAAGCTGGATATGTTGGTGGAAAGAAAGTAGAAAAGCCTGATGTAGATATTTCTCCTGATGGTTGGAGTGCTTTAAATGCTTATGGGATTGATGATGATTCATGGGAATGGGCTAAACATGCTTATGCTAATTCTCTTTCAGGTACTCTTGATGCATGGAAAAATGGCCAGCTTAATTATGATATGAAAGATTATGAAGACCTAGGTGTAATTGAAAAGATACTTTCTGGTGTTGCAAGTTTCCTTATGCCACTCGATGTTTTGACTCTTATGGGTGGTGGGCTTGCTACAAGAGGCGTAATGGCTATTGGTAAAAAAGCTTTTGGGAAAAAGTTACTAGACAATCTTGCTATCAAAGGTGCAATTAATAAAGCTGAGAATATAGCTGTTAAAAAATATAATCTTGGGAGCGGTGTTTTAAAAGGTTCTGTCAATCGTGCAATACAAGAAGGTAATACTCTTGGTATATATGAAGCTGCTAAAGCTGGGCTTCAAGCTGACATGGCAGGTGAAGATGTGATGTCAGCTATTGGACATGGTTATACGCATGGTGCTATTCTTGGTGGTGTTTTAGGTGGCGTTGGTGGTACTCTTGAGGGTAATTTCCTTAGATATAGAATGTTAAAAGAAGCACGTGTTGCTGGCGATGTAGGTGCTGCTGCTAAGGGTGGTTTCGCTAAGCATTATAAAATCCCTGAACTTGAAAAGTTAATGAAGTATACTGGTAAATTTCCTCAATATGCTGCTGAGGTTGGAGTACTCGAAGCATCCAGTCTTATTGATGTTGCTAGAAATGGTGAATTGAAAGGTGCTAATTTACTTGAAGATTTCATTGTAAACGCTGGTTTTGTTGGTCTAATGAAGGGTAAGCGTAAACTTACCTCTAAAGCTTATGAGCCAATTGCAGAATCTCTTGATGCATATAAAAAAGCATTTGCAGAAAAGGTAAGGGAAAGAGAAAATAAAGAAGTAAATTTAAAGGATAAAGTCACAGAGGGTCTTGAAGATAAAGCTAATGAGCTTGAGGGCTTTGAGCCAGCATCTGCTAAAACAATACGTGATGCTATTAAAGATTATAAGAAAATTCCAGACAATGAATCTTCTATTATGGACAAGATAGTAACTCTTGGCAATCTTCAAAAAGAGCTTATATATAGTCAAGAAAGAGCAAAGGATGATGTAAATATAAAAGAATCTAAGCAAATGTCAGAAAGGGTAATAGAACAACAGACGCTTGGAAACAAGGCATATCAAGCTCTTTTAATGGCTAAAAAAGATGGCAAGATACTTGGCAAATCAATTCCAAAAGTTGAGAGAATACTTAGTGATTTTGAAAATGAGGGTACTGGATGGAAAGCTAAGGCGACAGTAGCTGAGAGTAGGCTTGGAGAAAAACAAACAACAGCTAGAAAACTTGAAAGTAAACTTTTAGAAAAAGATCAATTGCCTAAAGAAATATTTGAGAAAAAACTTGAAGATGAGGCATGGGTAGATAATTATATAAAAGGTACAGAAAGAGCAGTTGATATTCTTAGTGGTAAAAAAGCTCCACTTGGGAAAGATGTTACGTTAACAAAGACAGATTATACAACTGGCAAGAAGACACTTAAAAATATTTTAGAGAAAAAGGATGTAACGACTGCTGGATCAGATATAGTAAGGGATGTTTTTAAGGGCAAATTTAAAAGTGGTAAAAAGTATATTGATGAAAGTGTTTCTGAGTTTAATAAAGTAGCACTTCAAGATTGGATTAAAGCTGACACGCCTAAAAGTGCAACTAAGAACCTTGCTCCATTTGCAGCAAAGCTTTTAAATCATCTTGGTAAGCGTGGTATTGATGTTGATAAACTTGAAGTATCTGATGTTCTTTCTTATATAAATACAAGAAGAATAGAGCTTGATGGTAAAACGCTTGGCCCAACCGAACTTTCTGGTATAAGTAAGTTTACAAAACACTTAGCTAGTAGAGGAAAATTTAATAAAATAATAGACTATACAAATGTAGAAAGTTTATTCCAAGCAACAAATAAAAAATTAAAGTCGGGTACAGAGCCTCCAGTTGCTGGGGTTAGAAGGGAAGGCATTAAAATTGGTAAAGAGCTTTCTACCAAGGGTGTAAAAGATAAAGGTTTTGAAATAGCTGCTGAGCTTATGGCTAGCTTTGGTGTTCGTGATATTGAAATCCCACATTTAACAGCAAAGTTTTTAAAAAGAACTAAAAAGAATAAACCCTATATAGATATGATTGAAAGGGAATTTATTGCAGAAGAGATCGGTGGGAGAGAAGTTGCAAGTATTGGTATGGCAAAAGTAAATACTATACGTGTTCCTTTGATGATTACAGAAAAGCTTGCAAATAAAATGAATGATTATTTTAATGCTGGTGGTAAACTTCAGAAAAAACATTACTCTACTATTGGGAAGCTTATAACCAAATCAGATAATAAACAAAGAAAGCAATTAGATTTTCGCCCACAAATACAATCTACTGTATTAGAAAAAGCTCCTGAGCTTATGGAACAAGCCAATTGGATGCTTCGACATGATAGAAGTAGAGTTAGCCCTCAATATTCAAAATTAACCCCAGAAAGAGCAATCCCATTACAAGAAGCATTCCACAAAAGAATTGGTACTCCTGGATTTGAAGCTCCTGTTAAAAAAGTTGCAAAACCTAAAAAGAAACCTAAAGCTCCTACTCCTCCAAGGCCAGAAGTTGAAACTGCCGTTTCCGAGATCAAACAAACTATTAAGTACCATGAAAAAGTAAAGGGAAAGAAAAACTTCTTACAAAAATTCTTCAGTTCTATTGGAGAGCAAGAACAAACTATAGCTAAGAAGAATGTTATAATTGATGCACTTCATGGTGAGTTTTATAAAAAGCAACCTGCATTAGAATCTATTAAAGAATTTATTGGTGTACATAAGGATTGGATAGAAAGAATAAAGCAAAATCCAGAAAAAGTAAAGAAACAATTTGGTGATGAAGCTGGTGATATTGCATGGCATAAAAAATACATTGATATTTATAAGAAAACTGAGAAGCTTATAAAAGAAGCCAAGGAAACTGAGCTTCCATATGGACTTACAAGAAAAAAGACTTTCCAAATAGTTAAACAAGGTCAAAAAACTCTTGGTATTGAACGTGCACAGATTGGTAAAGAAGCGTATGAAAGAAATCTATTTAAAGATACGCAAGAGGCTCTAGCTGAAGGAGTTAAATCTCTTTCTAAGCTTTCTACCGATGATGTAGTTGATTATTTTAACATAATTAATAGTAAAGATTATAAAGCCTCAGAAAATAATTGGAGGGCACGTGAAACTACTGCTAAGAAAATGGCAGAACAGCGTGGATTTACAAAGAAAGATTTAGAAGAATTACTAAAGGCGATTGATGAAGATACTGGTGGTAAGTGGGAGAATATAAAAACTAAAGGAGTAATTGATGAGGTAATATCTTTTCTTAGTACGCATGAGGTTACAAAGTTTGAACCATCTGCGACAGAAAAGATGATTAATTTCACACAAAAATCATTCCTTAAATTTCCAGGTGTTACAAGAAGAATTGTTACTCCAATATGGTCACTTCTTAAAAATCCAAAGATAGGTGGTAAGCTTGGAAGCGAGATTGCTGATTCTTTCCTTAATTGGGATGTTACAAATGCTCGTCATCGAGGTCGTGCTTCTGTTGTAATGGGAAAGATAAGAAACTTACTTGGAGATGATGCACGTATGCTCCAGTTTTTTGATAAGCAAAAAGTAAAGGCATGGAAAAAGGATATGACCCCAGAGGAGATTGCTTTTGAAAAAAGAATGAATACCAAGGGCACTAAAGAAAATGAAGCTCTAAATGAATGGAATACTTATAGAAAGGAAATATGGAATAAAACATTTGAATATACAAAGAAGTGGACTAACGAAGCTATTGCTGAGAAATTTGCTGAAAAAATGAGTGAGAAATTTGTAGATGATTATTTTACAAGAAGACTTAGTGATGATGCATTGTATGCTATCACAACATTAAAAGATCAGCCTTTTGCTGGAAAATTATTTAAAAGTAAGTTAGATGAATATGCTAGAAGCCAGACTAAAGACATGGCTGAGAAGATAAAAAATATGGTACGGAAAGAGGGTGAGAGCAAACTTAGGTTTGAAAGCAGAAAAAAAGATGCTGAGCAGAGAAAAAAAGATAAGATGGAAAAGATAAAAAAGGCTGATGATACTATTGATAATATAAAGTCAGATATTTATACCTATCTTAATATGCCACATCATACTGTTTATAATCATTTTTTTATGGAGCGTGGTGTTCTGTTGCCAAGAAAACTTGAAATAATAGATGCTAAAGGTAAATTAAAAACAATTAATACTTATGATGAATCCTTTAGAGGCACAGCCGAGTATTATGGATTTAGTATGGCAAAATATCTTGCTACTCTTCGTCATTTTCCAGAAGTAACAGAGCTTGGGAAGGAATTTAAGCTCGGTAATTGGAAGAAAAACATGTTTGATGTTTTGAATAGTCCAAAGGAACGTGGAAAGATTGGGGTAAATAGTGATTGGGCAGATTATCTTTCAATGACCCTACAAGCTCATCTTGATATGAAAACTTCTGCAAAAGAAAGACATAATGCAAAACTTAATAGGTGGGTTGGTGCTCTTTCATCTACAGGTGCTGCTGCTGGTCTTTCTACTCCATTTGTTCATGGGCTTAAAAATGTTGCTCTTGGATTTGAAAATTCTGTCAGACATTTTGGAATGATGAATACTCTTGACGGTATGCGTAGATACTTTGATATAAGTGAAAGACAGAGAATGAAAGAAAGTGGTGTCGCTGATTATTTTAGTGGTCAAGTTTTAAGAACTCAGAAGAATGTGTTTGAGGAAATGGGTCTTACTGAGAAAATTCCAGGTGGTAAAGTATTAACAATGGATTGGATGTTTAAAAATTGGAATCTTATGACTCGATCTGAAGAATTTGCACGTATTTCATCTGCTTTTGCTGGTGGTTTATATTTCCATCAAATGCTTGATGCTTATAAAGGTGTAAAAAATTCTTTCTGGCTTGGTGAGGGTACAAAAGGGAATGCAGAACGTGCATTTAGAGATCAGTTTAAATTATCTGATAAAGAAATAAAATGGATAAAAGATACGAAGCATCAGGATTTTGCTAAGAAGGAGAATGCTGTAAAAATGGCTTCTTTAATGCAAAAAGTTGAGCATTACTCTCATGTATCTTCACAAGGCGGTACATCAACTATTCTTCTTCCACTATGGATGAGTCAGGGTGTTGCAAAACCTCTTACATTATTTGCAAGAATAGCTACATCTGTTACTCATGATCTTTGGGTAAATGGGGTTAGACCATTACAGAAACATGGTAATGTAATGCCACTTATAAGACATGCTGCTGCTAGTACATTCTCAGGTGCTGGGTTATATTATTTTTATAAATATATAGCTGGTCAAGAACAAATGTATGAAAAAAGTGATGAAAAATGGAAAACAGTAATGCAAATGCTATGGCGATCTGAGTTTCTTGGACTTTGGACTGAGCTATTTAATCCTCATAATTCACCTATATATGGTGGTGGAAGTAGAATTGGTTTTGGTATAAATGATCCATCGTTTGTTACAGATTTCTTTGAACCTTATATGATTAGATCAGGAAGGGCTGTGGTAGAAGGGATTACAAAAGTAATGACCGACCCTGCAAATACAAAAGCATGGAGTCAGGCAGGAAAGTATGTGTTAAAAAATACTGTTTCATTTTATGGTCAAGCAGAAAAACAATGGGATAGAGTATTTTACCCAGAGAAACATGAATGGAAAGGATTTAGGACGGCAGCTCGATCATTTAAAAAAGAAATGGGATATGAGATTCCAGCAATCCATATGGAAACAGCTAGAAGTGTATACTATAAAGATTTAAAAGATACTTTTTGGCTTGGTGATGAGAAACAATTTGCCAAGTCTTACTATGATGCACTATCTTATATTGATGCTGATATGACTGAGCATGGTTTTACTAATCCAGCATACAGGAGAAAGAAAGCTATGCAAAGAATTGAAAGCTCTCTAAAAACATTGAACCCTGTTAATTTTAGTACCGAGTCTAAAGGTCGTGTTATGTCTAAGAAAAGAGAATTTTTAAACTATCTAAAAAGATATGATATAAAAGAATACAGGCGTGCCATAAAGGCTGAAAGAGAATTTAATTATAATCTTAGAAAGTTATTAGCCTCAGTTCATAAATCTAAATATAAACTTAGATATTCTCCGTACTACGACAGATACTAGATTTCTTTTATATTGTCGAAGTAAATTATATTAATATTTATCCACCATTATAGCATTCTTTATAATAAGTTTCTTGTCAACTAAATAAGCTCTTTTAGATTTATTGTCTCCATTACCTGTAAATTTTGCAGCATATAGTGGTAGAACTATTTGTCTCAACGTTTCTGGGGTTATCCATATATAAATCTCACCATCATCAAACACCCAATAATCAGCTTTAGTAGTAGATAGTGCTGAGGGCTTTCCATCAAACTCAATCTCAACAACTATATTGCCTGTAAAATTTGATTTCTTATCCTGTTTAACTTCTATTTTTTTACTAGTCTCAGGTACATATATATCATATTCTTTAAAGTATCCTTTCATAGTATGTGCTTTAGGATATTTCTTTCTTATTTTAGCACACACAGCATCTTCAGAGCTATGCCCTATAGCAAGTGAATCTTTAAAGTTCTTACCTGCCATTTCATTTGTTATTATTTCCACTGGTTCTCCATTCATATATTCTATTTCTCCAAATATTCTACGGATGTCTGGAAGTAGTTTATGACACTTGTGATACTCTCCATTACCATCTATAAGGTACAGTATGGGAGTTTTTTGCTCCAAATCATCCACTATACGCCACTTTCTCTAATGAAGTGGGTTTAACCCAAGGTTCAGCATTATCGTGGCTTAAATGAGCTTCAACCCCATAGATAGCTATAAGTAGTGCGTCTGCTGTCTTTAATGTGATCCCTTTTGTTTTTGGGCATTTATCTATTGCCATTTGCTTCAATATATTTTTCCGTTTATTCTTTGGAAGTCCCTTTTTTATATCAAAATGTGATTGCCAAACCTTTGGAGTCACGTATACTGGATCAAGTTCATGTGATGCAAGTATCCCTTGCCATTGTCCGTAGTTATTTCCAAATGAGAATGACCCCATCCTGCCGTCTGTTGGGAATGCCCAGACCTTTTCAATAATAACTTTTGTTCTACTTGCTGAGACTTTGTTGAGACACATGCTAATAAGCGTTGCCATATCTTCTACTGTTCTAGGGCATGGATAAACTTTCACAGTCTTATTAGTAAGAACAGCTATCCCTCCTCCTTTTCCTGGATCAATACCGATACACTTTTTAAAATGGGATTTCATTTTGTTCTTTTTCTGTTATAGGTGGCACATATAAGTCATCTTCATTATTGTACATCTTACATTTATCTCCATCATATGCCATTTGAATTGCTCCTGTTTCACCGTACCTTACCTTCGCAGCTACTAGAACAATTCTATGTTTATCCTCTGGTTTTGCTTTTATATTTACTTTGTATGGATAATAGACAAAGAATACATTCTCTGCTACTTGTTCAATTGCTCCACTTTCCGCAAGATCAGATAGTTGTGGCTTTGGATTCGCTCTAGTTTCTAATGATCTATTGAGCTGTGATGCTAAAATTACCACACAATTGTATTCTTTTGCAATCCATTTGTAGTCGTTAACAATCCTTTCAAGCTGTAGTCTTCGTTGATCTTCCTTTCCTGTAGGAGTTATTAGCTGAATGTAATCATCAAATATAACATCGGGTTTAAATTTCTTTATTTCTGTTGCTGATGCTGGGAAGTCACGTATCTTATCATACATTCTAAACTTGTCTGGGCTGTATTTTTTTGCAATAAAATCACGTATCCTATCAAGCTCTTGTAACTGTCCCATGTCATACATACCTTGACGTATCATTGTATAAGAGAGTCTTCCAGACTCTAATGCTATTAGTTTTTTCAAGACTTCTACGTTTGTAAGTTCCCTGTTAAACAGGAGAACTTTTCGATTACTAGTCAAAATATTCGAGAGTAAATTTAGCATCATTGTAGACTTACCGTGTCCAGGCCGTCCACCAATTATTGTAATCTCTCCACGTGTCAGTCCGCCAGCAAACTTATCAACATTTTCAAAACCAGTTTTTACAAGTAGTTTGTCTGTATTTTGTATTGACTCTATTGCATCACCTAGGGCAAGGTTAATATCAAACGTAGTGTCTGGTCTTAGATTTATAAGCTCACCGATTGAGGTGTGGGCTGTGACAAGTACATCAAGTGCATCTACAGTATTGTTCATTGCACTTTTCTCAATATCTTTAGCGGATTCAATTACAAGACGTAGAAGATACTTTTCATATATCTTCTTAGAATATACTTCCATCGTACTTTTCGTACCACAGTTGTTTGTACAATCTACAATAAATACATTGTCAACACCCATTGCATGATCCACAGCATCTAGGCACGAGGCTACCGTCATTATATCTACATGTTCTCTACGCTTTAACATTCCAGTAACTATGTTCCATAATCTCTTACACCTATCATCGTACCATACGGAATCAGATATGATGTATTTAGCTACATTGCTATGTCTACTTGGATAACTTATAACAGACCCAATAACAGCAGTTTCTATTGAAGTATCATTTGGAAGTTCTTTGCTCATTAAAATAATTCCTCCTGTGCTGTTTTGTTATTAATAAATGTAGCATAGTCTTCATTAAGCTCGATGCCTATCCATTTTCTACTAAGTCTTTTGGCTACATTTGCAGTTGTTCCGCTACCCATAAATGGATCTAGTACCACGTCTCCCTCTTTTGTTCCCGCTTTTATGCAAAGTTCTGGAATTTTTTCTGGGAATACAGCAAAGTGTGCTTCACCAGATTGTGCGGTATTAATGCTC